TGCATCAGCTTTAGCTTTAGCATCTGCATCAGCTTTAGCTTTAGCATCTGCATCAGCTTTAGCTTTTGCATCTGCTTGTTGTTGAGCTAAAAGTGCATCAGCCTTTGCTTTTGCTTCTTCCTGTTGCTTGGCATAAGCTGTGGGGTCAAATTTCGTTAATTTGGATGCAATATCTGCATCTACGCCATCTTTAATTAAAGCGTTGTATTGGTCTTGAGGATTAGTAACGCCACTATCTTTTTGATATTGCAAATAAGCAGGAGCATTAGAGTTGGCAATACTTTTATGCATTGCATCTAATTGCTCTTTAGTTTGTGTTTGATTAGGAATATATGTTCCATATCTATCATATTTTTGAGTTGAACCATCACTATTTTTAACAGTCCAACTTTGCGTAGATATATCATAAGTAGCGTTAGATGGTACATTTTTAGGTAAATCAGGAGTTGAAGCTTTAATATTTGCTTGAATTTGTGCTTGTCTTGCTTGTTCAGCTAAGTCAGACAATCTTTTTGCTTCAGCATCCGATTTTGCTTTGGCATCTGCTTCTGCTTGAATTCTTGCTTGTTCTGCAAGTTTTTGTGCTTTTGCATCAGATTCCGCTTTTGCCTGCGCCTGTTCAGCTAAAACTTTAGCTCTTGCATCTGCATCTGCTTTAGCTGTGGCTTCATCTGCTAGTCGTTTTGCTTCTGCATCTGCCTGTTGTTTTGCTAAAGCATCTGCTTTTGCTTGGTTTTGAGCATCAATTTCTTTTTTTAATTCTGCTTGCTTATTAGCTTGGTCTATATAATATTGTCCATTTTGCTTTATTAAATCTTGCAATTGTTGTTCTGCAAGTGCATATGCTTGCTGTTGTTTTGCAAGAAATTCTGCATGAGCTTTTGCTGAAGCTTCATCTGCTAATCTTTTTGCTTCCGCATCAGACTTAGCTTTTGCTTCTTCTCTTTCTTTTTTAATCGGGTCTTCAGTAGGAAGAGGTGTGTTTTTTACTACATCTAATAATTTTTTTGCTTGTGTTTTTTCCGCTTCTGATACTTTTGGATTAACTTGTATATCTTCCAATTCTTGAATTAATACAGTTTGGTCTTTTTGACCTTGTGTTCCATAGGTTAACCACCTGAAACCACTATAATCTTCTCCACCTGATGAGCCAAGCCAAGATTTTGCGCCACCCGCTTCATTTCCTCCTTGCAATGCAAAAAGAGAGCCTAATTTTTTATTAATATCTTCTGACGATGGTAATTGTGAAAAAGTACCATTTGCGTTTTCTTTGTAATCATTTTTACCATTGACTAATGTTTCTGTATTTCCTTGACTATCAGATGTTCCTGTAATAATAATAGGATTTCCTTGGTCATCTGCTCTTACGCCTTCGTATGTCGTACCATCAGGTAATTTTTGACCATAATCAGCTATTTGCCAATTTCCCTTATCATCTTTATAGTAAGTCATGCCCGAATCGGATAACCATAAATCATTAACCTTTTTTAATCCGCTATTTGGGTCTTTACTTGCATCTTCAAAAATTGAATTATATTTTTGAATAAATTGCTCTAATGTCAATGTTTTATCATTAGCAATATTATTTAATCTTGCATTGTATTTTGGCGATAATACTTGTTGGAAATCTGATGCTTGTTCTTGTGAAATGATTCTGCCACCCGCATCAACAACGCCTTGCGTTCCATCAGCCAAAGTAACTTTTTGTCCTGCCGTATAATTGTCTAATACGTCACCAAGTTTAGTTTCTGTTTCATAACGTCCGTTATATAATCGAACGCCCTGTTCACCATTTACATAATAAGTATTATTATTTTTATTGTATGTAATTGCTGTTGGATTTCCATCTGCATCCATTCCAACACCTTGGAAAATAGTTCCATCAGGCAAACTTCTGCCTGCATAGGTTACATTCCAATTGCCATTATTATCTTTAGTGTAAAGAGCATTTGTTGCTTTGTTTGCAAACATACCATTGCCCGCATCAACTAATCCACTTTTAGGGTCATTTGATGCCTGCTCAATAGCATCATTCATTTTTTGAATTGCGCCCGTCCAATCATCTGTTTTATTTGCTTCGTTAGCAATATTTACAAGTTGGTCGTGTATAGGCAAATTTTGCGCAATATTTTGCAAATTTTGCTCTTGTTTTTGCGCCTGATTTTTTGCGTCATAAAATTGACTTACATCAAGATTATTGGCTTTTGCATAATCATAATCTGCCTTATTTGGTAAAAACTCTTTATTTGCAATAATATAACCTGCTACATTATCTCCCCAACCGTATTGCGGTGCTTGTTTTTCATAATCAGCCATTTGGCTTTGATATTGACTATACGATGGAGTGTATCTACCATTGGTTAAATAACTAGCATTGTAAAAAGAGCCTGAATCAGGATACCCTTGTTGTTTCGCTTCTTGATAGTCATTTAATGTTTTATATCCTTCAGATTGCGCTTCAGATGATTGTGCAGTTTGTTGTATATCATCTGTTACAACATCTGCCAAGTTTTGTGAAAATGATGCTAAATCTTTGCCAAAATTAAATTCTGATTTGTTAAGAAATTGACTTAATAAGTCTGTTGAATCAGAAAGACTATTTAATTTGTCAACGTAATTAGTTTTAAAATCTTTAACGTCACTTGCTAGTTGTGTAGACGCATCATTTACTTGCTTGTTTAAATCAACTGCATTTGTATACTCATCTTTTAAAACGCCTACCAATTGAGTCATTTGTGTATCATTGCTTGCAAGACGATTTTTTAAATCATTATAAGTTGCTAGATTAGAATCATAGTCTTTTTGATTTGTAGAATTATTTACAGCTTCAGCAGAAGCATTAATTCTATCTACTAATTTAGGTCTTTCTTCATATAAACCATCAAATGTTGTCCTGTCACCATTGTATTTCATTAGAGCATTACTTGCCTGCCAATAAACACTTGGGTTGTCCGATATTAAACTTTTAAAACTTGAATCTACTATTGCAAGATTTGGTTGTAGTTTTTCTTGATATATTTTGTCTGCATCAGCTTTAATATTTTTTGCATCATCTTGTTTTTTCTGTAAAGCATCTGAAGTTTCAACAAGTTTTTTGTATGAATCTTTGACTCCTGCAAATGCAGAATTTAATCCTGAAGCAAGTAAAATATTGCCTGTAGCACCAACAACTGCTTTTGTAATATTCGTACCATTTAAAACAGCATTAGTTACCGCATTGACATTTGATGTAATTAACCTATCACTTAAAGAGTTTGGATTTGTTATTCCTGCATTTCTTAATTCTGATGCAACTAATCCTGAAACACCACCCGATAATCCCGCAGTTAATATATCTTTTAAATTACCGCCTTTAAATAGTGCAATCGCAGCAGGGGCTGATGCACCGACAGCAATTGCTTGAATTGTTTTTTGTACATCTAATGGTAGTGTAGCAAGTTGTGCTGATAAATTATTTGTAAAAACTGTTTGCCCTGTTTCAGGATTAACCCAATTTCCGTTAACATCTTGTGTATATCCCATTGATGTCATAGCTTCAGGATTTGTTGGGCTAAATGCTTCACCAACAGCTTGTGAAATTTGTGAGCTTGCATATGCCATAGCTGTAGCTGTTGCTACTTGCTTTACATCCCCACCATTCGCAGCCGTCACCGCAGCTGATGCAATAATTGGCGCATTAGCAGCAGACGCTATTCCTAACCCTCCTGCACTTTCAGGTCCAAGCACCCATGTTAGCGCAATTGTTTCTATAAGGGGTAATGGATTATCTTTAACGGCTTGAGCATAATCATTAATTGCTTGTGGAGTATCCGCAACAATTTTTACAACCTCTCTTGGTAAATTTTCCAAGGATGATGGAATATTTTCAATGCTTTGAACTGTTTTCCCCCATAAACTACCCGTAACATCAAGAGAATCTTCAAATGCATATTTGACAGTTTCTACAGGGTTGTGAAAAAAATTAACAGTTGTATCAACCGCATTTTGCACCCAATGGAAAGGATTAAAATCAAAACCCATTAAAAGCTCACTAAAGAAGTTTTGTTTTTGTTTTTAGTAATGTTAAAACCTACTTTTCTAAGCCCGTTCAAATAACCGTCATGGTCAACAGGTATTTCAACTTTTTTAAATTTTGCCAAACTCATTGCTATAAGATATTTAACAAAATTTACTGTTGATGTTACATTGTCGTCTGCATTGTAAACAGCAAGAAGTTTTGCTTCTTTCTTTTTTGCAATGTTATAAAAAAACAATGAGTTTCCCTCACGCATCATGCGATATTTTTTTGTTTGCAATGCGTTCATTAAACGATTATAGGTAGGACGAAACATCTTCTCGCCAACAGCGTGAAGAATAATATCATGGGTTTCCATTCTATCCATTAATAATATGCCGTAGGTTGATATATCACATTCATGATGCCTGCCAAATCATTTGCCCAAGAACGCCAATCAGAATAATTTCTATGTTCAGGTATACCATTCTGTACAAAATAACCAATACCTTGCATACCATCAGCATATTCACGCCATCTTTCTTCAGGCACAAATCCAAGTTGATTAGATGCGAATAACTCAGCCATTGAGCCACACCAATCTTCCCAACTTACATTTGTTGATGGATAGCTAATCATTAGTTAGGGTTTCCTGTTGAGCGTACATCGCCAATATCTGCATGGATTAAAATGCGACCCCATTGATAATTGCCATTGTAGGTATTACTTTCAAAACGTAATTGCATCTCACGATACTGTTCTTTCATGTCTAACTTCAATGTATTAGGTGCAAATGTGTAAGGTGATAATTGGCTCGTTACTATTGTGTCGTCTGCATAACCCTTACCTTTGACGTACAAATTCATGTTGCCAACTTGTACAAAATCAGGTTCTACACGCTCAATACGCATCCATACGTTATCGCCTTGGACTTGAGGATTCCCTGGCCCGCCATTAACCCAACCAATACTGTTTGTTTCAATGTAAGATTGAATAGCTGTTACATTAGTTAAATAAACTTGGTCAGTTCCCGTTTCATGTTGCCATAACGTATATTTACCACTCACGTTTGCCACATTATCAGCCCATATTGGGTATCTAAACACTTCTGAGAAGATTCCTGCGCTACGATTTGCGCCATCTGCGAAACCCGCATCGTACCAAATTTTTTCACGCACGTTATAAATAATTGCATTATTACATTCAGTCGATGTTCCTGAAGGATAAAACCACCATATCTCTCCCCAACGAGGAATCTTTGTAGCCCATACTTTTTGACGTTGAGCATAATTCAAATTATCAAAAAAGAAATTTTGATTTGTGTCGTTAGGTAGCTCTTGAACAACACCATTGTAAGATAAGAACCTGTCAACTCCACACCAATAAAACGTACCATCGTAATCTATTACGCAGTTAGATGACATAATAGATGTCTGTGTAGAAATAATATCGTAACGCCAATAAATAGTCGATGAACCAACTTGTTGAGGTGCATATGTAACACGAATTAGTGAATCAGTTGCCCAAAACATTCCACTTGGAGATGTTGTACCGCCACGCAAGGGCATACCTTTAACTATTTTAGTACCTGCTACGTTATTTTGGTTTGCGTCAGCACCTACCCAATTTTGTAAATTACCTGCGCTATTATTTTGAATTAAACCGTTATTACCATATACAAAAGTGTAAGGATATAAAACACAAACACCGCCTGAAACTGCAATATTATTGTCATAAGTTAAAGTTTGAGTTGAAGAAGATGTTGCTGTTGCTGATAAAGTAATTGTTGTTTGATTGGCGGTTTGCTGTACGTTAGTAATAGTTGTACCTGCAGTAATTCCTGTTCCGCTTACAGTTTGACCAATAGCGACTAATAAATTAGCAGGTGTTATGGTTGCTGTAACTGTACTATTTAATACCGTAGATGCTGTAAACAAACCAAGCTTGGTCATAGCACCCCCAGGGAATTGCCCAACCATTACAGGGGTGTTTGTGGTGCTTGTAATGTCATTTAAATTCTGCCCTGGGTGTCCCAAAACAGTTAGTTGACCACTTCCTCCCGCATCATAAACTAAGTCCCATTGCCATAAATTATTAGCGTTTGAACTAAAATCAGAAGACATACTTACAGTAGTTGGTCCTGAACCAACTCCATTGGTATTGTTGGTTTGCCAAACATAAACGCCATCATTTTGCCCCGAATAAACGTAGTTAATTCCGTTTACAGATTGCATAATAATGCCACGACTAATGCCTGTTGCATTTTGGAAAATGCCGTTATAACCGCCTATTTTTCTTGGCAAACCACGTTGAAATCGTACCCACATACCATCGGTATATCTAGGTGATGCAAAAACAGTTCCATCACGCTGTATGCCTGCTTGTATAGCAAGAGATATAACTTTAGCGGTCAAAATGCACCCCCACCAACCCCATTAATAGCAAAAAACCCTGTTGAATTGAAATAACCAGCTTGATTTCCACTAACAGTAAAACCAAGTGTACTTGAAGATGGCAAATATAAACCTGTTGATGTACTTCCTGTAAAGTTTAAAGATGGATTAGTGGTTGACCCTGCGCCAAGCGTCAATGTTGAAATAGATGATATACCTGCAGATGCCGTGTTATATACATTCGTTCCATCACAAACTAAAATTCCTGATAATCCTTGATTAATAGGCACAGTAGCACCGCCACCAACGGCAGTTTTAACGGTAAATGTATAAGCACCTGTCGTATTATTTGTAATTGAATAGAGTTGAACAGTAGAAGGTACGACAATAATTTGATTGCTTGTTAAAGCACCCGTATATACTTGAATTGTATTTGATGCTTGTGCGCTAGATAAAGTTGTAGTACCGCCCGTTACCGACAACGCCAATTGTGTATAAGCAAACGCATTGCTTCTTCCATAAGCGTATGAATACCAACCCGAAACAGAGCCTGTTGATACAAGAACAATAGATTCTGTTAATTGAAGTTGTTGGTTAGAATTTCCATCAATAGTATCTGTTCCGTTAGGTGTTAAAGTTAAAATTCCCGTTCCATCATTTTTAAAAATAGTAAACCAACCTGCGCCAACGCTAGATGCTGATGGTAGCGTTAAAGTTCCTACACCACCCAACCATACATTCATTGTTGCACGAACAGATGATGTTAAAGTTAAATTAGAACTATAAGTTATAACGGGATATTGTTGATTTAAAGTTGTTCCTGATGCTATTAATCCATATCCTGCAAGACCACTTGCGCTTGTTGATGATGTTGAACCACCAAATAATACATATGACCAAGTTCCTGCCTGAGTTGTATTGTTGGTCACATAAATATAATATGAAAGACCTGATGTAATATTAATAATTGTTACATATGGTGCTTGAGTATTATAAGAAACCACCGTAAACGCAGTTGAACCTACGTTACGGATAATCATTGCTTGACCTTGAGCAACTTGTGTTGCAGGTGGCATGATTAAGTTATACGCACCACTTGAAGTTACTTCAATAATATTGGCAGTAACTTGATTTTGATTGTTGCCGTTAATTGACCATTGAAGCGTTGTATCTGCCGTAATTGATAATGACTCATAAGATACGGCTGAAGGATTAACGGTTTGCCCTGTAAAGGGATTGGTATAGGTAGGATTAGATACGGTCATGATTAACTTTCTACCGCTATAGATTGACGGTCAGCAAGACGTAATTGGTCTTCTTGTTTTAGGATTTGCATTGCTTCACTATACTTTTGTTGGAAAATCTGTCTTTGGTCATTTTTCACAAACAAAATAGCCTGCAATAAAGTACCAAATAACATTGCATTTGGCGCATTTTGCGTTAACCAATTAGTCTGATTATCGTTAGATAATGGCGCAAGACGTTCATAATACAAAACTTCAAAAGAATAATTCGAGTCAGGTGTTGGCGCAACTATCCAATTGTCATAGTTATAGTCGGCATAATACAAAGGCGTTCCTGTAGTTGTTGCACTTGGAGAATATGTCCGCAAATACTCATATTTGCGTAAAAATATAGGCTGTATTGCACCCGCAGTCGTAGTAAGGTTCATAGAAACCGTTTTACGCCATCTTGCAGGTTTTGGTAATACAGGATTTGTTGCGGTCATTGTCGATGTTGCTACGTTAATTTGACCCAATGTTTTAATCTGTTGGGCAATTTCAAACTCAGCCAACATGATGAATTCAGGGATTTGATTGGTGACAGCGGTATCATTGCGCTCAAGATATTGTTGAACGTCCAAAATCAACGAGTTGTACGTCATTGCTGACGCACTAGTGTTTGAGGGTGTAGTTTGAGCTGCCATAGTTTATCCTTAAATATGCCAACCGTTTATCCCAAACAGTTTATAGTATTTTACTACCTTTATGCCAATATTTCTAACGCTTTTTGGATGTTTGCCTTACGTTCTGCAAGACCTAAGACTCCCCCATTGATGCGTTTTGTCATCAAATCATAATCAGCTTTATCTGCTAGGTCGTTGAGCTTCCGTGTTGACCAAAACCAACCTGCGCTTAAACAAGCAAATTCAGGCGTTGCTACCAATGATGGGTTATTTACAATTTCATCGTTTTTAATGGCGTTAGCAAAAGCTGTATAGTTAGCACGACCTGTTAATTGGATAACCCCACGCCCAAAAAATAACCCTCCATCGCCATCTTTGTTATTACCCAAATCAGCACGATGACCGTACATCCCTTCGGCAATAGCTTGTTTACCTTTAGCAACACAATCTTGAGCTTTGGCAAGGGTAAATCGGTTAGGGAAAATTTGAACTAATCGAACTGCTGAATAACGCAAATCTTCTTCTAGATGTGTAAAATCTCTACTTTCATGCTGACATTGCCCAATAAAAGATGCCATTCTTGCAGGCGTGTTAATGTCAAACTTTGCAAAAGTATCATTTAATGGCTGTAACCATTTTTGGTCAATACCTAGTTTTGTTAATTGTTCACTTGTTATCATCATCGCTTCCTATTTTAATTCCCGTAATTAAGCCAATGAACCCACCAATCACCGTTTGGAAGGCAGGTCCAATAATTTGAAATACTTTGTCTGTGTCAAAGTTGGGGTCAATAACGGCATATGCAAACATGAGTAGCATACCAATAATGACCGCAACTAACGACCAAGCTGCGATTAACATAATATGTTCTTTTGCGTTCATTTATCACCTTTCTTTGCCATAATCTTTTCAAGTGTCCTACCACCAAAGTAGGCAGACATAATTAACATTCCCCATTGCCCAAGAAGTTCAACATAGGCTTGGTTGACATTAACATTAAATGCTGAAAATCCTGCAAAGGTTGTATAAACCCCAAGAATGAATATAAGGGTCAT